TTCCAAACCTTCTCCAGTAGAGTCTTTATTCTCTTCGGGTAGAGGTGTTAATGCTTTTTCAATAGCCATGATTCATCCTAATAATAGCCGCCCTGCCGATGTTTAAAATATTGCATCTCTTCTGGTTCATCTGAAGGTAGTCGTATAAACCCACCTTGTCTGAACCTCATAAGTGCCATAACCGTGGAGTCAACCAAGTCATCATGGCTCATAAAAGGGAACCCGGCAATCTCTTCTACAACTTCTTCTGCCCAACGAGTAGAGGGTATCCACACCAACTCAGAGGCTACAATATCAGCAACAGAGTTCAAACGTGCAAGTTTATCCCCTGATCCTCTATGCGGAGTGTATTCCTGTACTGGAAGACCCATCCTACGCATTTCTTGATATAGAGCTGTACCAGAACTTTTTTTCTCAACAATAAAAGAATCTGGCTCCCATGATCCGTATTCTTCAAGGGCCATAGCTTTTAATTCAGGAAACTCCATACGTTTCTTGATACTATTTAACAGTATTATATTGTGAACGCCAGTCTCTTCATTTAAGAAAATACCCCATGTAGTCAATGCTGTGTAGTCAGCACGGTTGTGAGACTCTGCTGCGGCGTCTAAAGACATGATAATGTATTCACACGTAGGGGCATCTTTATCGCCCCACTTCTGCCACCACTCCCGCTTTACAATGGATGCTTCTTCTGCTGTAGGTTCCTGCTGATACTGTGCGTTCCACTGAAACGAAGGCATAGATGCTTTAGTTCGCATAAGTGCATCAAGGTCAAAGAACTCAGGCCATAACGGCTTCTCGGTATATCCAGAGCCTTTCTTGTTAGCTACTTCAAGTATAGCGGGAAACTCAACTATGTCGTATTGGTCAGCAAGATCATTCTGCGCCATATCATTAACAACACGTCCGGTTAGGTCGTCCATATGCCAACGGGTTTGTATGATTGCCACACGTCCACCCGGCATCAGACGAGTACGAGCGCCGTATGTGAACCACTCATAAGCCTTATCAAACACCTCAAAGTTACCGTTGATAACGTCTTGTTCTGAATGAGGGTCATCAATAAGAAGTAAGTCAGCGCCACGACCTGCGATAGATGATCCAATACCACACGCGTAGTATTCACCACCCGTATTAGTGTTCCATCTACCAGCAGACTTGGAGTCTATAGCTAGGGCTACCGTAGGAAATATAGCTTTATAGTCATCTGTAGAGATAAGGTTACGTACTTTACGACCAAAATCCACCGCCAAATCAGTGGTGTGGGACACCATCATCACCTTTTTATTGGGATTACGCCCCAAGAACCACGCTGGAAAGAATATAGATACTAACTGGGACTTACCGTGTCGTGGTGGGATGTTTACACATATACGGTCTTTCTTACCCGCCGCAATGTCCATAAGCATATCTGCAAGGATCTGATGGTGCTTGCCAACTATATAATCAGGCTGCATACGCTTACAGAACTCTATAAGGTCATCATACGCTTTCTTGTTATAGTCCCTTGTTGACAGTTCATCGACAAGGACGTTTATCTCAGCTAACTCATCCGAACTATAGTCATCAAGATTATTCAACAGAGCTTCAACATCTAAATCATCAAAGTCATTAGTTAAGTTCTGTAGACTATTCGGCATCGTCTATACCCAGTTCCGAGTCAACGTCCATAACTTCCCCGTCTATTATAATAGCGTCTTCCTCTTCGGGGTTTACAAGTTTAGCTAGCTTAGATCGCAATTTGTCCTTCAGGTCTTTTGTAGACTGATGCGTTATAGTTACTTCAGACTTCTCTGCAAAAAGACCTACATCAGAAATCTTACCTAATAGTTCAAGCGCACGAATACGTACTCGGGGGTCAGGGTTATCTGTCTCTAACACTAACTTGTTTGTAACCATATGCCGTATCTGTATAGCGCTGTCGGCAACAGACTGTCCGAACTCTTGTAGAATACTGTTTGTCATAAGCAAAGACGCAGGGGTAAGCGTTGCTGCTTTCTTAGCTGTAACCTTCTTAGAAATTTTTTCTGGGTCTTTGGCATACGCTAAAGATAATTTAGCGGCTACGTCTTTATCTTCTTTAGATGGGTCTAACTTTAAACCATGCTCCTGCAATTTTGCAGCAGTGTTACAGGCGTACTCTGCCCTCGCCTTTAAATCTAAAAAAGGAGTATCAGAAACAAGAGGAACCCCAAGCTCTGGTTCTACAACTAAACTCATACATATTACTCGCAGGTGTTAACCGTTATGTCTCATATACCAATAAAATATAAAGTATACAAGTAGTTTGGGACTCCAAAGGGGGGTGTTTCCATATATACGCATTTAGCAGATCCGAGGTTTGATTTGCGGAATTGCGTAGTAAAAAATTTTTTACACCGAAATATATACAACTAGGGGGGCGTAAGCTGTGTCTGAAGTTGTGCCTTAAAACTCAAAAAATACCAAAACATTTGCGTGGAATAGTATTTATATAGATACACCTCGAAAAAATAATATATCGGGGTCATGGGGGTACGGTGGGGTCAAGAAAATCAGCTCCCAGAAAAAAGACCCCCTATCAATCCCTACCAGATAATGACATATTCTGACAGACAGTGTCAAAACATCTATTGTATTTTATCTGATAACATGTTCTACTACAATCATCAACAACACAACAAGGAGAACTACAATGCGTAACTTAGAAACTATCACTACTTATGAAATGACCAAGGAAGAATGGTTAGCATTCCGCAAAGCGTGGATCATCCAGTACGCGGCTGATCTTGTCATTGAATGTGGCATGCCAGAAGAAGACTCTGTTGAAGGAGCCGAGTATCAATGGGAAAACTACTGCGGTCAAGAAGGTTGGCACGGGAGAAACGAAGACATCTCCATTAAACGCTCTAGGGACTACACCTAAATACAAACAACCAACACGGGAGAGGCTTCGGCCTCTCCCACAACAAGGAGAACTACTATGTTAAACCGATCCACTATCAAGCAAGTAAGCCCCAGCAGAGCAAGAAGACAGAGAGCTGCTAAGGTACAGAACTTCTTAGTAGGCGCTATCATGGTCACCGTGCTTGTATCACTTGTGTTCTTATTCCAAGCAGCCATGCAACTGTATTACTACAACAGCCTTTCATTCTGGGGGCTTTAAGATATGGAAAGCCTCTTACTTTATATAACTGCTGTACTTGCGACGTTTGCCTTTTGGCTTTTCTTAATGCTTACATAAGGAACTACATACTATGACTATATACAAAACAACTCGATACTATGACGGCGTAGAAGTAAAATGGTTAGTAACAGGTGAAAACAAGAACGACGTTACTCAATTTGACACTCAGGAAGAAGCTAACGAGAACCGTGATGAGTGCAACGAAGGAGTGTTGTTTAGAGGACAGATGAAAGAACTTAGTAAATGGTTCTTAGATTATGAGAAATACAAGACCTGTACTGCCCCATTACCAACATGGGTACGAGAGTTTCTTCCGGGAGCTAAAGACGTACCAGACTACCAACTTGCAACTACAACCTTGGCAGTCTTTGTAAAATCCTTCAAGGAAGAACTACTGCCAGAGATTCGTCCATCTAAAGAACTCGATGACAGAGTACTCAAGATGATCCACGCTAACAACGCAACCTAATCAACTGGGAGGGGCTTCGGCCTCTCCCCTCTTTGATACCAGTTACAAAGGGCGCGGTGAGTGAATGATGCCAAGCAAAGAAACCAGTTATAAAGGGCGTGGTGAGTGGATGTTAGTCCATAGACTAACAATTCATGCCATACCATGTCGTTACTTGTCAAAACATCTATAGCCAAACACGTGTTAACGTGTTCTACTACAATTATCGAAAGGGCAATTAGCCTTCTCGTTTTTAAGGAACTACTTATTATGTCAAATGTAAATTTTCGTTCGCTTGTTAAAGCCTATTCAACATCTGTAGACAAAACAGGCAAAGCCCTTGTGAACTTAATTGATTACATGGTCGCGGAAGGTGTCTCCATTAAATTGCTCAAAGATAAAAAGAGCGACACGAGCGCAGAGATGGACGCTGGAATTGTAGCGTCTTTTGATAAACAAACGCAGAAACTTCTACAGTCTGAAACCAAAGGTTTATCCGCTAAAAATAAAATGGCTAAACGATACGGCCAGCAGCAAATTGGTTCAAGACGTGCCAAGATTATTAAAGCACTTGATGCGCGCATCAATCCTGTCGAACAAGGACCAGATC